TATAAAAACTCTGAAAAGGGTAGAATGTTCAAGTATCTTCAGAACGGTGTTGAGGACGCTAAGAACATTTTATATTCTGGCTTATCAATAGAGGACGTGTGGAAAAACTTAGAGCAGGTGTTTAGTCAAGCACAGATTGAAGTCCGTGTTCCAAAGTCCTTTACACAGATAGCAAGTAAGTAAGTATAATACAAGTATGGTGCGACACTATGTCGCACCACTACTAATAGCGTGACAAATATATCACAGCGCACACACACATGTGGGCGGGGCCCACCCAGAAAATAAAAAAACCAAACAGGTTTCAAATTAGTTTAAATCTAAGATGGGGGGAGAGGGTAAAACAAAAAAGGGGTCCCAGACTATACCCCTTTAACGCTGGATTTATACACCCGGGTAGGGTATAAACTTTTTAAGGTACCATAATTAAATATTATGCTTGATATTAAAAAAATAAAGAATGTAAACAATATTGCTGATCCAAAAATTAGAAAGCAATTAAAATTAGATTTTTTAGCTAAGATTAAAAAAACAAAAGATAAATCTATTCGTTCTGATTTCTTAACATTTGTAAAACATATTTGGCCAGATTTTATAGAGGGGTCCCATCATAAAACAATTTCAGATAAATTTAATAGATTAAAAACTGGAGAATTAAAGAGACTCATAATCAACATGCCACCTAGGCATACTAAATCTGAATTTGCTTCTTACTTTCTACCTGCTTGGATGATAGGAAATAATCCTAAATTAAAAATTATTCAAGCAACTCACACTGCAGAACTAGCTGTAAGATTTGGACGTAAGACAAAGAATTTAATTGATTCTGCAGAATACAGAGAAGTATTTAATACAAGACTACAAGAAGATTCAAAAGCTGCTGGTCGTTGGGAAACAAACGAAGGCGGTGAATACTTTGCTGTCGGGGTCCAGGGTGCGGTAACCGGTAGGGGTGCTGATTTGCTCATCATCGATGATCCACATTCAGAACAAGATGCATATTCACAAACGGCATTTGATAAAGCATACGAGTGGTATACTTCAGGACCTCGTCAGCGTTTGCAGCCTGGTGGACGTATCGTTTTAGTCATGACTAGATGGTCAACAAAAGATTTAACAGCACAATTAATCAAGGCCCAAGCAGCAGAAGAAAAAGCAGATCAATGGGAGGTTGTAGAATTTCCTGCAATACTTCCAAGTGGAAAACCTGTATGGCCTGAATATTGGAAATTAGAAGACTTGCTAGCGGTCAAAGCTTCAGCAGGTATTTCAAAATGGAATGCTCAATATATGCAAGATCCAACTGCAGAAGAAGGATCCTTGATCAAAAGAGAATGGTGGCGAGATTGGACTGAAGAGTACATCCCACCCCTTGAGCATATTATTCAATCTTATGACACGGCATTTATGAAAAAAGAAACTGCGGACTTTTCTGCAATTACTACTTGGGGTGTATTTAGAATGGATGAAGATTCACCACAAAATTTAATTTTATTAGATGCAAGAAAAGAACGATTAGAGTTTCCTGATCTAAGGCGCCTGGCCCACGAACAATATACCTATTGGAATCCAGATACAGTATTAGTTGAATCTAAAGCATCAGGACTTCCATTAACATATGAACTTAGACAAATGGGAATACCTGTTGTAAATTTTTCACCTTCTAAAGGTAATGATAAACATGCAAGAGTAAATGCGGTTGCACCTCTATTTGAATCTGGAATGATATGGGCTCCAAAAAATAAACAATTTGCACAAGAGGTTATTGAGGAATGTGCAGCTTTCCCTTTTGGAGATCATGATGACCTTGTAGATTCTACTACCCAAGCTATTATGAGGTTTAGACAAGGTGGCTTGATTTCACATCCAGAAGACTATATAGATGAGCCGTCATCTTTAGACGATAATAAGATTTATTATTAATGAAAAAATTAACAAGAACTATAGCACCTTTAAGAGGGCCCAATCCACAAGGGTTGAATATTCCCGATAAAAAGGTTAAGTTAATAAACTCAAGGAATTTAAATGGCAACAATAGACAAAGCACTTCCAAACGAAGTTAGGAATACAATAGAGGTTCCAGGTAATCAAGAAACCGTAGAACAGAGTTTAGAAACTCCTAATATACCAAGCCCTGAGAATACAGAAATTACTGAAACAGAAGATGGTGGAGTTGAAATTAATTTTGAACCAGGTGCATTTAACCAAGCTGATTCAGAAAATCATTTTGACAACTTAGCTATATTATTACCTGACGATGTATTAGATCCATTAGGTGAAGAGCTATATGAAAACTATTCACAATATAAAGCATCAAGACAAGATTGGGAAAAAACTTATACCGATGGTTTAGATCTTTTAGGATTTAAGTATGAGCGTAGAACTCAACCATTTAGAGGAGCTTCGGGTGCAACACATCCAGTTCTTGCAGAAGCAGTAACTCAGTTTCAAGCTCTAGCTTATAAAGAATTATTACCAGCAGAAGGACCTGTTAGAACTCAGGTAGTTGGTGTTGTTACAAGAGAAAAAGAAGATCAATCTAATCGTGTTAAAGATTTCATGAACTATCAAATTATGGATGTCATGCAAGAGTATGAACCTGAGTTTGATCAAATGTTATTTTATTTACCTTTATCAGGATCTACATTTAAAAAAGTTTATTATGATTCATTACTTGGAAGAGCAGTTTCTAAATTTGTACCAGCAGAAGATTTAGTAGTTCCTTACAATGCTACATCATTAGATGATGCAGAAGCTATTATGCATGTAATTAAAATTTCAGAAAATGAATTACGTAAACAACAAGTATCTGGATTTTATAAAGATGTAGATATTGGTGAGCCTGGAGATCTTCCTGAAGACCAACTACAAAGAAAAGAAAAACAATTAGAAGGAATGAGAAGAGGTCAAGATGAAGATATTTATACTTTAATTGAATGTCATGTTAATATTGATTTAGAAGGTTTTGAAGATAGAGGTCAAAATGGTGAGCCCACAGGAATTAAACTTCCATACATTGTAACTCTTGAAGAAAATTCTCGTCAGATTTTATCTATTCGTAGAAATTATAATGCAGGGGATGCAAAGAAACAAAAGATACAATATTTTGTACACTTTAAATTTTTACCAGGGTTAGGGTTCTATGGATTTGGTTTAATTCATATGATTGGTGGTTTATCAAGAACTGCTACCGCTGCACTTAGACAATTATTAGATGCAGGAACTTTATCTAATTTACCAGCAGGATTTAAACAAAGAGGTATTAGAGTTAGAGATGATGCACAACCTATTCAACCAGGAGAATTTAGAGATGTAGATTCACCAGGCGGAAATATAAAAGATGCATTCATGATGCTTCCATTTAAAGAACCATCACAAACATTATTACAATTAATGGGTATTGTTGTTCAAGCTGGACAAAGATTTGCATCGATTGCTGATATACAAATAGGTGATGGTAATCAACAAGCTGCTGTTGGAACTACAGTTGCTTTACTTGAAAGAGGAAGCAGAACAATGTCAGCTATTCATAAAAGATTATATGCATCACTGAAACACGAGTTTAAATTATTATCCAGAATATTTAGTTTATACTTACCACCAGAATATCCGTACGATGTTGTTGGTGGACAAAGAATGATTAAACAAGCAGACTTTGATGATAAAGTAGATGTTATTCCAGTTGCAGATCCAAATATATTTTCACAAACTCAGAGGATTAGTTTAGCCCAAACTCAATTACAATTAGCTCAATCTAATCCTCAGATTCATAACTTATATGAAACATACAGAAAGATGTATGAAGCCTTAGGTGTAAGAGACATTGATAGAATTTTAAATGTACCTCCTAAGCCAATGCCAAAAGATCCAGCACAAGAACATATAGATGCTTTAGCTGCTCAACCATTCCAAGCATATAGAGGTCAAGATCATAGAGCTCATATGACTGCTCATTTAAATTTTATGGAAACTAACTTTGCAAGAAACAATCCTATGATTGTTGGTGCATTACAGAAAAATATTTTAGAACATATTTCTTTAATGGCTATGGAACAAGTTGAATTAGAATATTCACAACAGTTACAACAATTACAAGCAATGAGTCAAAACCCACAAATGATTCAAAACCCACAAGTACAAGCTCAAGTTCAACAATTACAAATGCAAGTTGAATCTAGAAAAGCAATTCTTATTGCTGAGATGATGGATGAGTTTATGAAGGAAGAAAAAAAGATATCTTCTCAATTTGATAATGATCCTCTTGCTAAATTAAAAGCCCGTGAATTAGATTTACAAGCTCAAAACAATGAGAGAAAATCTAAAGAAGCTCAAGATAGATTAAATCTAGATAAGATGAGAGCTATGATGAATCAAATGAACACACAAGAAAAATTAGAACAGAATGAAGACCTGGCAGAACTTAGAGCTGCAACATCTTTAGTTAAACAACAACAAACAAATATAAATAAAAAGGTACAATGAGATGGCTTATAATCCCTATGGAGTTTATGATCCTAATAATGCTAATTACATTTACGATTTATATAGATCAAAATTTGGGAACGCAGATTCATTTGGTCAAGGTGTAACTAATCCATTTATTAACACTCCGGGAGTTGATATCACTGGAGGTGGAGATACAACAGGAGTATCTTCTAATCCAAATGCAACCGGTCAATCTCTTTCTAATATTGGTACAAGT